TTTTGGATATGATAATATATTTTAGCACATGGCGGCTATGGTGAAGTTGGTTAACACACTGGATTGTGGCTCCAGCACTCATGGGTTCGAGTCCCATTAGTCGCCCTTTAATATATCTGTAAAACTCGCTTGAATAGTGAGTTTTTATTATTCTCTCATTATTTTGGCGAACAATTTGGCGAACAATTGCTATAAACAACAAAAAATGCCTACCCTCGCAATGAGAGTAGGCTTTCATAGTTGAAATCTATTTTAGAAAACTATCATTTTTTAAATGACTTTGATAAGTATCTTTTATTAGCTTAGTAGCTTCAGTGATTACACCATTCTTCAAATGATTATCTTCGACATACTGCTCGTAAGCGTCGCACTTAGAAACGATAAATCGAAACTGCTCTTTGGAATGCACGATTCCACGACTGCATTCATTCGCAAAAACCAAGATAGTATTACGGATGTCATCAACGCGACGAGCGGTATCAGTCGCAATGTGATCATCGAGCTTTTTTTCGAGTGTGTCTATCTTTTGATTTACATTATGGTTTATGCGATCACCTGCCCATTTAAGTAACTTATCCCATGGATTTATTCTAATCGGAGCTACCTGCACTACAACCGAAGCAACAAACAGGAAGGAAAGGATGGCGCTAACGCCATCCTTAAACTCCAATAACGCAATTAGGTCCTTTATAGGCATATCATCACCTATCTAACACGGATTGTTGTACCTGGATGGATTAAATCCGGAGTATCAATTCCGTTAATCTCTGCAAGCCACTGCCATGTAGTACCGTAAGAAGAAGCAATACTAGATAATGTATCACCAGGCTTAATTGTGTAATAAACAGCGCTTGCTGCCGGTGCTTCTGCAGTTGCTCCATCTATCATGATTTCTTGTCCAGGATAAATTCTGTTTGGATCTGCAATATTATTAATTGCAGCCAGGCTTTGATATGTAGTGCCGAATCTCTGTGCAATTTCTGATAATGTATCTCCTACCTGTACGATGTATGTAGTATCGCTAGACTGTACAGATGGTTGTTCATATGTCTGTGTCTGTGCTTGTGGTTGAGTTGCAGGTACTGATTGACCTGTAGCGCCAGCATATGCCAACCATGCATTAGTGTCACCATAGAATAATGATAAGTCTAGGTTTCCACTCCATCCGTAGATTCTTCCTGTTGATGTGTACTGGTGCATGATGTGGTTTACCGTGATAGTATTCCACGGACTATCTACCCATCCCATAGGATTGTTGTCTGCATACTGTGCAATCCATAATCCGTTATCAGTTAGATTTGCAACTTGATCCACTGCGCTATTTTGTACGTACACTACTGGATTAATTCCTGTACGTGCGTGTACTCTGTCGCAGAATTCTTTACACCAATTTGAATTACCCCATTGTGCATTCTCCCCGGATTCCCAGTCGAGAACCAGCATTGCTTCACCAATATATCCACGAATATTATCCAAGAAGAAATCTGCTTCTGCAGTTGCATTTCCACCTGATGCATAGTGATATACACCAAGCAGCTTACCTGCCGATTTCGCAGCTTGATATAAACTGTCACAAATAGGATTGATATATCCTGTGCCTTGTGTTGCCTTTATAATTACTGCATCACAATCAAGAGTTGCGTTATCAATACCTTCTTGCCATGAAGCTTCATCTACTACTCTTAACATTACTTACGCCTCCTTCTTTGGACCATTTAATCTAGTAAATAGGTCATTCACAAAATTGGCTCCACGAGCCGTAATAATGCCCGTAAGTACAGAACCTAAGAAAGGAACCGCCAAAGGTAATCCGATAATTACAAATAGGTCTGCGCCAGTAGCTACACAAACTAAGATAGATACCCCTAATGATCCAGCTACACTCTTGTCAAAACCTTCAGCAGAATATAAACGCTTTACATTCTCCCAAATTGCCTCAACCAATACTGCGATAATAACTAACTGTGTTAATGCTGCGTTATTCATTTTTTCTTTTCCTCTTTCTTTCTATCTAAAAAGGCGGCCTTATTGGTCGCCTTAATAGCAAATATTTATTTTTCTTTGTAATAATCCCAGGCATTCCCGAAGCCTGGTTCATTACTCTTGTTATTATTGATGTTGGATATAAACACAATTCCACGTGCGATAACTAAGTCACCTTTTGAATAGGTTGTTTTATCATTCCACGGCTTTATTTCTTGCTTTTTCTTCAGCATGTTTTCGTACAGTTTTTCTGATACATCAGGCGTTTTTGTTTCCTCTGCTGTGATGTCTGATATAACGCTATACGGCACATTTTTATAAGATACCCTTTGACCTTTTTTGTATCGTGTTCCAACTGTCCAAACATTCAGAAATGATATGTACTTCTTTACAACTTCAACGCTTGCCGTCTGTAAGCAATCATTGACTAATGGCTTCACATCATTAAAGTTTTTAGCATCAATGTCTTTTTGTGGTACATCAGACAAAATAAAAGAGATAGTATAACTATCATCGCTTTTAGAAAACGTCATTGGCTCAGTGTACATTTTGTGTGTGATCTTCTCGTCATCAAAACTTATTTCATGTATAACACCAACTTCAAAACTATCAATTAGTGGCTTTAGGTTTTCAAACACCTTACGTTGAAATGTAACAACGCTTTTATTGCCACTTGGGATTTCAGTAAATTTTAAACCATCTATAAGCATTATTTCCCTTTCTATGCAGACTTAACAAACAGTCCGCTAACAACAACTTTACTTTTTGGTGTTATATCACTTGGTGTAGACCAGTTATATACGTGTGTCATAATTGCATTAGCACTTACATTCTTTATTGTTGTTATACACCATGTAATAGTGTGTGCGTCATAGAAACAAAGCAATTTATATCCTGTGGGAATATTGTAAGGAACACTTATATATGCAGCCTGTTGCCCTTTTATTGCTTGAACGTCAGCCGTAAATTCTTTCACGATAAATGTATCATCACCACCAATTGCAAGTCCGCCTTTTGCGTATGTTCTACCTAGCGTTGATAAATCACCTTCGTTGTAAATACCACATGGTACATTAGGAGTTTTTTTAATGTGAATCATTCTAAAAAGAGATGTAAACTTCCCAAATAAAGCTGTCCATTGGCTTCCTGGTAAAATGTATTCTCTTATTACAGATTGTCCATAGTAATCTGTGATAGTTAATTTGAATGTAAATTTATTTTGATAATTTAGATCATTAAACTCTTTATTGATATTAAAATCATTTGAGTTTACAACCACATCAGTATTAAGTCTTTCATTTGGCAAATGTTCTGTTATTGCAATCAATTTATTTGACTGGCCATTGTACCATTTACCTTTTGCAACCATATATCCATGATTAGATGTTGGGTTATCTCTAGTCGCAACTAAATCAGAGATAGTTGGATAGAAGTAAGGAATGTATGTTCCATGCCAATTACTAATTGATTTAAAGCCTCTACTGTCCTCTATTACAAACTGTACATCCCCATCAACCATACCTTCTAAATCAACACTATATGTATCATTATTAAGCACCATAGGGTATTGTTGCTTGTTATGTAATGCATACACGTTTTTAACCGTTGCATATCCCCTTACATCTGCTTGCATGGTAAGCTTTTTCTTAGACAAGTACCTAAATACTTTATCATCAGAAACCTTTGTATTCCCAGTTTCCTTTACAACTGCCGAACTAATTACAGGACCGTACTTCTCTTCAGGAAGGTCTATGAAAAAACTGATATTCATTGAACCAATCATCTTTGCATTTGAATCACCACTAGCATATGTTCCCACACCAAGATAACCATATATGTATTTTCCATCTGTAGAGTATTTCAGCATCTCTTCTGTAGGCTTAAACGTGTATTCGGTGTCGATGTCGTTTGTATTAAGCCATTTATACCCACTATCTCCAATCACCCATACTAGCGAATGTCGGTATGCAGAAACCTTTTTGTCAAGAACTAACGTAATCGTATCCGCTCCATCCATCTTGACACGGTTCTTTCCATTCTTCCAAGAAGGAATACTCGCTCGAGGAATATTAGGAAGTTCAATAGAACCATCTAAGTATGCATTTGCAGAAGAAAAGTAAAAACTTAAATTAGCATTAATACTTGTCGAGTAGTTACCACTATTGTCATGATAAGCCCAAAATCCACCACTTATCAGTGTGCCGCTACCACTCAGCGTTCCACCACCCGAAACATCAGAACATCCAGTTGCAGAGAAATTCCAAGATCCAGAATATATATAACCAGAATTCATTTTGAAAGTGACTTGGATTTCTACATAGTCTCTATTCAATTCGATACTATGGTATTGCGAATTTATGCGTGCCAACAATTGATAAGTTACATTAGCTGCACCAGGTGTTCGTGTTGCTTCAGAAACAACTTTCCAGTTTTCATTTAATAACACCATTAATCAACATCTCCAATCCAGTACATGTAAGTACAATCAACTTGTCCGGTTTTAATATTCCCATTTGCAAATTCTGTGATTTCAATCTCATCTAGTTTTGCTTCTAATCGATGCGATCCAACACTCAAAAATTCTCTAACGGCCAAGTATGCAAGAATATTGTTCAACTTATCAAACTGAGCCAGAACCTTACCATTAGTGTCTACTACTTTTACACCACGTCCATTAATGCTTGTTTGTGTTTCTTCGCCTTCGCCACCAACATGCAAACCATTTTCATCGAGCATCGCTCGCATGAAAGCCTTATAACCTTCATATTCTTGGCGTGTAACACTAAGAACGATGTTATCCGTATTCTGCTCAATACGTGATGCCAATTCTCGCATGCGTCCATCTGCCGCTGTATGACGATCTGCCAATTCGGTTAATGTTTCGGTCAATACTTTATTGCCGACATTAACAGTATTAGCATTGATTGTACCTGCAGTGATCATAGCTCCATTGATGTGTCCGTCTGCAGTTATTGCAGTTGTATATGGTCCAGCATATCCGTTAGAGCTAAAGCCTAACCCACCCTGAGACCAACGCCACACGTTTCTTGCTTGTTGGTAATCTGCTTGGTCAGAAATAACCAACTCTGACCAATTGCCATTTGCATCAGTTATTTTTGTAACATATCCACTAAATCCACTAATGTTAGCAGTAGCGTTGCTAACTGCGATATTGACCATTGATTTTACAAGTGGTTGAATCGTTGATTTGGTAGCTTCTCTGATTGCTTCTCCAAATGAACTTCTTGCTTCACCGAGTGTAATCTTTATATAGCGCTCGTTTAAAACATCGAATTCTGTTTTAATTACTTTTGCAACCGCATTTACACCTAGTTTGTCAAATATAACATGGACGGTATCACACAAACTCACTCTTTCTAAAGAAACGACATCTTTATATTCTTCGGTCTGCCATAATTGAATAAATGAAACATCGATAGACACTTTTGGAATGCCAATATTGTTTGATTTAACATATTGTTTTGCACGCATGTTTAATTGTTGCTTATCAGGCTTCTTATCAAAATCTGCAGAGCAATCTAAAACATGGATATTTTCCTTTGGATAGTCTGTATGATTTTCTAGGTATTGAATCTCACCAACAATCACATCTTGTGTATTGTTTTCTTCTTTGTACCAGTAAGCAATCACACCAGTTCTTACATTCTCAATTGATTCTTGTTGCTTTAAATCTGTTAAATTCTTCCCATATCGAATCGTAACACCGTTATCTCTTCCGCGGTTTTGATGAACTTTAACAGTTAATCTATCAAATTCAAGTTCAGCACCTTTCCCAAAGGAATCAAGAATAGAACCATCTGTTCCTGCTAATCTGCTTCTAAATGAAGCAGGACTATTTTGCTTATATTTCCCACTTCCGGAAATATCTGTCCATACTTCAAATGGATTAGCAATCATCGAATTAGATTTCAGTCCATTTAAAGCAGATGGACAATCATTTGCGGTAAATGGAGCTACAGGAATTCCTGACAAGTCATAACTCAGATGCACTGCATAGATTTTTACAACTCCGCCAATTGGGCGAGTAATTTTAAAAACTCTAAAAGGTTGTGCTTTTTGGCCATCACTTGGCATTGCTAAAATAATTCGATTATTTCTAATTTCATCGTAGTTGATACCACCAAGCGGATATTCCATTTCCAACTCATAAGAGCCATTTCTTTCTTCAATAACTGTACAAGAAATGGCATCAGCAAGTGTGCCAATGCCATTTGTCGTAAATTGTTTTTCTGAAGACTCATACAAAATCGGTTTCATATTGTGTACCACCTTGGTTTGATTTCAACCTTAGTAATCCCATTACCTAGCGTTATTCCATTTGTTGTATTTGGTAAAAGAACAGGCTCACCTATCAATTCGATATTGCTGTTTCGATTGTCCGAACCCTCATATGCATTTAATAAGTCACAATCAAATTCAATAAATGCATTCCCTGGTTTAACAATCTTAATAGCAGCAGCACCAATTTTAACAACACCTGTACCATATATTTTGATAATCGGTTTTGCATTGTAGTTAGTTGGATTAGTAATTGATCCTGAGGTATTTAATGTTGTAATTTGTTCGCCACTTTTAAGAAATTTTTGTGGCATACAATCAAAAGCTACATTGAATGCTGCAGTTAATTTATCTTTCGACATCACTTCGAAAGAACCGTTATATCTAGCTAATCTAAAATACTCTGGATGAAATGTATCTTCTAGCCTTCGATATCCAGCGTGACTATTAAGCCATCCAACCAAATCATTCAGTTTAGTTCGCATTTCGTTCTTCAAATAGCATAGATATGTTACTTGGACATTTTCGAAAGAATTGCTATTGATTGGTGTTAACGTGCCATTTCTTCCTGGCACATTAATCGCATCTATTCTTCTTGCTGCAGAATTCCATCCATCACTATCTGCTACATAGGTCGAAAAAGCAGACGACTTTCGTCCGCTAAATAAAAATGTATCAGCCATTGAAAGCCATCTCCTTTCTACGTTCTTCATTTAGAAGTTCATCTTTAACTCTTTCTGCCAATTCCTTTGCATCACCGTTATATCCATTAATGTTAATCGTAACCCCACCAAGCTGAGTGCCCATATTGTTCTGACTAGCAATGGCTCCTAATTGATTTCCATTAACACGTGCATTCATTAAAAAATCTGACTGAATACTATTTCCTAATGAACTATTCATCATTTCGGAAATACTTCCACCCATATCATTAACTGTTGATTTAACATCTTCAAACGATGTTTTCAATCCACTATTAAGTCCTTGCATGATTGCGTTACCTGCAGGTATCAACAATCTTCTATCATAGCTAAGTGGTCCTTTATGGTTAGCAATCCACGATGCAATTCCACCAACAAAGTTCTTAACGCCTTCAAAGGCGGACTTCAAACCACCCAGGAAACCGTTAATAATTGCAGAACCAGCCGACCATAAATTAATGCCACTTACAGAATCCCATATGCTTGATACTAATGAAGCCATCGCAGATAGGACATTAGGGAGTGCATCAAGTAGCCCTTTTGCCAGTTTCCCTATCAATTCAAAACCAAGTGCTAATAATTGTGGAAGATTATCTACAATCGCTTTTATCAAATGCCCAATAATAGAACCAATCGCTCCTAATATAGTAGGTAGATTTTTCAAAATACCATTTGCTAATTTCAAGATGATTTCAACACCCTTTTCCAAGAACTTAGGTAAGTTATCTTTTAAAAACATTACAGTTGAGTCAATTAATGTATTAAACCCTTCCACTAATTGTGGAAGATTATCAACAAGCCCCTGTAAGATGTTCAGAAGAATATCTGCACCACCTTCTAACATGACTGGAAGGTAGTCCGTAATGATTGCAAAGATATCAATCAGAATGTAGTTAAAATCATTTAATAAATCAGGAATCTTTTGAATAATTCCATTTGCAAAGTTCGAAATTAATGCAACACCATTTTCAATAAGTGCTGGAAAGTTCGATTCTATAACTGGAGGTATATTTTCTAAAAGTTCTGCAAAGCCAGCAATAAACTCAGGATATCCAGTTGTTATTCCTTCAATCAAATTAGTGACTAGCTGCGCTCCATTTTCAATAAAAATAGGTCCTGCTGTCTTAAGAAATGTAACAACCATTGATGGCAGGCCAGTTAATACATTTGTTAGCATTGGTATAAAATTGCCAAACAAGAATGTAGCAACAGTTGATGCAAGCCCCTCTAAAGCTGGTGTAATATCCTGTCCTAGCGATAGACCACCAATAACATTAAGTGCTGCAGCCTTCATTGCAGCAAATGATCCAGTAAATGTTGTACTTGCTTCTTTGGCAGTAGTTCCTGTAATGTCCAGTTCACTTTGAATAACGTGAATTGCAGAATATACATCAGCAAGATTGTTGATATCATATTTAACGCCCGTTATCTTTTGCGCATCTTTTAAAAGACGTTCCATCTCGGTCTTTGTACCACCATATCCAAGTTTTAGATTATCTAACATGGTGTAGTTTTGTTTAGCAAATCCTTGATAAGCCATCTGGATAGATTCCATCGATGTACCCATTTTATTAGAGTTATCAGCCATATCAATCATTGCTGTATTAGCAGCTTCAGCAGCTGCTTCTGTATCGCCCTTTAACGACGATAGCAAACTGGCACTAAAGCCAGTCACATTTTCCATATATGCATTTGCGCTTAATCCAGTAGTTACGAAAGCATCATTTGCATATTGCTTCATCCTATCAGCAGAACCTTTATAAAGAGTTTCAATTCCACCTAGAGATTGTTGAAGAGCAGCGCCTTCATTGATAGATGCCATCAAGGCTTTACCAATTCCAGCCGCAACAATAACCCCTTTAATTGTATCGACTAGTCTCGATCCAGTAGCCTTACCAGCACTATCTGCTTCAGCACCTAGCACATTTGCAATTGAACCTGTAATACCTTCCGCAGAAGGTACAATCTGCACAAATGCAGAGCCTAAATTACTCATGAATTTCTCCTCCTGCTATTCTGTTCCATTCAGATTTAAATTCTTCGATAGATGAGAATCTATTAACTTCATCATTTGTAGTCCCCATTAATTTATCTACTAGCATATTTGGCGGATTAATACCTTTTGAACCATCTTTAGTTTTCGCCCACCAAAGCAACGACAATCTGTCAATCATCATTGCCATCATTAATTTATCTACTTGTACATTCGAATCTGAAAGCAACATCTTGATGCGTGAATCCTCCCTTAAACCAAAAGAAAGGGTTGCCAATGTTAAAATCGACAACCCTGTAATATCTAAAATATGATATGTTTCTGCTAAATCACAGAGCCACGCATCACGGTCTGTTTTGATCATCCTGGCAAGGGCAATTATTTTTTTACTTCTTTACATGTTTTAAAAATGTCTTCGATTTCTGCAATCACTTTATCTGCTGGAACCTTACCATTTTTATTACGACAATGATCATACAAAGATGCTTTTTGCTCCTTACCTAAAAGCATCCCTGCGGCCTTTAGGATGTAGTGTTCTTCTCCATCATCAACCTTCATTAGAACTTCTAATAATTCTGCATCATTGAAGTTTTCTTTTGGAATTGCAAAGTTAAAACCTGTTCTTGTTACACCTTTAAAAGTTTCATCATTTTGAATAGCAATTGTTTTCTTAATTGTCTTTGCCATAATCAATCTCCTTAAGCAGCAGTTTCCTTAATATATTCGTAATGAGTATTACCATCATCATCTGGTAATGCAGTTACTGTAATTTCATATGCAATTAGCTCATCATCTTTATAAGTAATTTCTCCAACCTCTGAGATTTTACCTTCTGGAATGACAATACGCTTTGCAACACCATTGCGTAAGATGATTTCGATAACATATTCAGCACTTTCAAGTTCTTTTGCATTTGCAGAAACCTTAATTCCTGTAGCTAGCGCTCCTGAAACATTTCCTGAACCATACACAGTAGCAAGTACATCTGTATTTAATGCTTCAATTAACTTAAACTTGAATGTATCCTTTTTTTCTTTTTGTGTTGTCGCAACAACAGCACCACCCCATGATTTAATATTGTCAGAATCAGCAGAGTTATTGTTTGTAACTCCATCTTCACCAACATAACCAAGTTCTTTAAACGCTACGTTCAATGCGGTAGTTGCATCTGCTGGTAATGCTGTTTTTAGTGGTGCTCTGTAAATTGCACCAGTGATTTTCGGCTTAGCAACCGAAACATTTTTTGTTTTTGGCATTTATTATTCTCCTAACTATTGGTAATAAACCAAATTAAAAACCGCTTGATAGCGGAATCGTTTTGTTTCTGTATCTGTAAAGTTGTAATCGCTATTTAACTTGCATTTGGCAATTTCATTAAGTTCAACAATCTCTCTCATTGCATCCTTTAACTCTTCATTCAATTTGCAAGCTTCTAATAGTGTTCCACCATATGACTTAATTGCAATTGTTGCTTCACGAACTTCTCTATCATCACCATCAGTTCGCTCAATCAGCACATATTTTTCAGGTGGTGTTTTCGGTTCGGACATGTAGGCAGGAACAGATAATTTCTTGCTTAAAAATTTATAGATTACTGTTTCTATCATTTTCTTCTAGATCCTCCCAATGCTTTAAGCAGTTTATTTTCTTTCATCGCCTGTTTATCACCCTTTTGGCTTTTGGACCCAACAACAGCACGCGTTCCTGCAATATACGTTTCAAATTCTTCACCCATCTGTCCTTGAACACGACTTGCATGCTCTTGTAGGACCTTTTGCATCTCTGCTGATTTCAGAAGTTCGCCTACGCCTTTTCTATCCAGTTTAAAGCGTGCCTTACTCATAGCGCTCTACCATTACCTTCTTATTCCAGCATAGTGGAATTAGCGATTGGATTCCTTCTTGTGGTATGCCAATTGTTCGCCAGTCTTTTCCGAAAAAGCGCACCTTTTTATTTTCCCAGTCGTGCTTATCAGTCTTTGGAATTGCAAGCGTATATACAGCACGTCTTCCTGTTAGATTGACCGCATTAGTAACATCTTCTGTGGATGTCGGAGCAATCAAAACATTGCTAATTTCAATTGGTGTTTTTTCGATAATAGGTTCACCAAATTCGTCCTTCCCTTTTTCTATATCATCATAGAGAATGATTGTTTTTCCTACCATTATAGTAAACTCTCCAAAGGACTATGAGAACCAAGTTTATTTCCAATACCTAGTAACTGCTTTTCTGTTTTAGCTAGGTAAAGTTCTCCGACAGAGCCATTATTCAATGTCCATGATTGAGTATATCCCAAAGCTCCAATACTACCTTGAGTTGCTCCCATCGGAAACGTTTGCATTTCTTGACCATCCCCAATAGCTCTTCTGACCATTCGACATGTAACAACTTTCTTTGCATCTTTTGAAGCATGAGGAGCATACGCATCGATAATGACACCTGCTTCATCAATCAGTGCTGTTGCCTTCTCTTTTTCATTTTCTTCAAATGTGCGAAAGCCTTTTTCTACATCAACTATCTCTGCGTATGCCATCCTTACGCTCCTTTCTTTCCTGACTTCTTATCAGTCTTTTTTGAATCTTCCTCTGTTTCATCTGTATCCGTATTCTTTTCTACCTCAGAAACAGTTTCATCTTCATTTGTATCTGAGGCAGGTTCATAACCTGCCTCAATATATTCATCTACTCTAGAATCATCAACATACATTAATGTTCCAGTGATTTTATTAATAAATGCTTTCATTACGCACTCTTTGTCAACTTATTGAATACGGACTTGTCGCAACGGAAACCAATTTCGATTTCTGCACGTACAGCAAACATATTCTGCTGCCATAGATTAATTGTTGTACTGCCATCTGTTAATGTTGCTTGATCAGAGATGCTAATCTGAACACCCTCTACTGTTCCATATACAGCTTGTGTCCAGTCGCCAGCAAATCCTAATGTCTTTGGAGTGCCATTTACATATGCGCCCTTAGATGAAACTGTTGGAACACTTAATAGCATTGGTACAGCACCATCAGCAGCAGAGTTAACAAATAATGGACGCTTATTAGCATCTACAGCGAGTAATAATTCACTCTTCATCTGTGGAGATACTACAAATCCGTTTGTAATACCACCATGGCTAGCAATATCAGCATCCGCAGCAACTAAGCCCTTATATACATCTGTCTTTAAATCTTGTGCAGTTGCAGCCGCTAATGTATCAAAGTTTTCACCAGGTGCAGCAACACCACCAAAAACTGTATTGTCGAACTTCTGCGCTAACGCTAAAGGTAAACGGTCTACCAATGCTTCATATAGAGCCTCAGCATTACGCTTAAATTGATTTGAGAATGGAACGATAACGGCTAATGTGTATGCACTCATTAGCTTTGTTTCTAATCCAGGCTTGGACACTTTCTTCTTATCTGTTTCTGCTACCCATGCAGCTTCTGGATCACCAGTAATAACAGGAATAGTTACGCCATTACCTGGTAAGTCGATTTTACGTGCTAAACGCATTACTGCTGAGTTTTCTTGCAATTTTTGAATAATATCAGATGAAACTGAAGATGGTAATTTGATTGTTGTTGTGTTGATTCCTTCTGCCATAATTTTTTCTCCTTTTATTTATTTATTGTTTCGTTGAACCAATTGGCAAACTGTTGTTTAGTGGATCCCACTGGAATATTCTGTAATTCACCAGAGTCCTTAACCCTTGGATAACCATTTGTCTTTGCGAATGCAAGAATTGCTTGTGCTTGTTCTAAGCATGCTTCCTCAGTTAATCCAGTCAATAAGTTTGCCGGCACCTTAGTATCAGATGCCACTTTTTCGCGAATATCTCTAACTTCATTTGCTTTTGTAATAGCCTCTAACTGTGCCTGCAGCGCATCAGTCTTTTCTGCCTTTTCTCTATAGACATCAATATCTGTTACTTTAGCTTTCAAATCTTCGTAATCCGCAAATTTTGCACGTTCTTTATTCAATCGTTTCAAAACAATATCATCCACTTCTTGTTGAGTAAAAGTACGTGCTGGTTTTTCCTGTGTATTTTCTGTGCTCACAGTAGCATTGTTTTCCTGTGTTTCATCCACAGTGACGTTTCCCTGTTCTACAGTTTCGTTCATTTTTTCCTCCATCCTCGTTTAAGGCACGAGTTGCCATAATAAAAGCACGGGTTTCCGTGCTTATTTACAAAATAAATTTTTATAAAATTTTTCTTATTTTAACTACAATATCTTTACCGATAGAATCTCACTCTTTTTTACACGAATAAAATGGTTTGTTTCGTTTGGAAATATATCAATTTCATCTTCCCCAGAATCAGTAAAAAAACTCGGGTAAAAATCAATAACTTCACCTGTTATTTTGATGCCGGTACAGACATTTGCTTCAATAACTTTTTCATATAAATCACGTAGGTCCATTACTATCTACCTCTTTTCCCCCTTCTTACTAGGATAATCTGGCGAAATGTGTGTTCCCCCTTTGCTGTAATGTATTTTAAAATTCGTTGTTGGTGCTGTATTACCATTTATATTATTTACAGCCTCCCCAATCACAATATCATTACTCACAATAAGTTCTTCTGGTATTATTTTACCATATAGATCTGTACTTACAAATCCTTTTCCATGATAATTCTTCACAAGTTCCCTGCACTCGTCCTCATTTATATATAAAAACGAAGGTCCATATTGACCAACCTTTTCAAACTCTCTTTTGTAGTTTTCATATTCAATTGTTCCAGGAATATGCTTTCTTTGTTTTTGTATCGAAATTTCAAGTTTTGTATTTGGATCCTTGAACGGATTATCTAGTGGATTGAGTATCTTTCTAGCTCCATATAATTCCCTTCGTTTTGCATTTCTTTCCTCTTTAATTAAGGGATACATCTGTCTTCTAATTGCATTCAACTTATCTAAAGATGTTTTACCATCTGCACTATCATAGATTAATTTAAATTTATGTGGATCATACCCTTCCACATTACTTTTGCCATCAAAACGTATTGCAAACTCGCAATCACAGTTGGCATGAATATGTTCAGCATGCTCACCTCTTAGAATTGCTTTACTAGCAGGCATCCACCCCAAAGATGATAAATGCATACAAAAAGCGCAAGTATCACCATGTGAAACCCACGCCCATTCTGCGTTATCCCTTTTTGCATTTTTTAGCATCGTATCAGAAGCTGCCGTTTTAACAAGTCTCTCTATTGCAGGAATCATATTCCCTGTTCCCTTTGTTTTCAAAAGAGCACCAGCAACCTCATGACGATTTGCTATGGATGCAGGTTCTGCAGGATTAACATATGCCCCTTGTGCCTCAGCTAATGCATCATACATTTGACATGCTAATTCAGAACCGGCTTCGCCATATTTCGTAACGAGAGCATGTGCATATGTTATAACCGACTCAATATCATTTAATCCATGTTTATCAATGTACGCTTGCAATAATTCTCCAGCTTTTGTATTGATTGCAGACAGCTTACTAACGTATTTCTGCCAATCATTCGCTGATATCTGCATTGAATTCTTCACTCAATACTTGAGTGCCTCTAGAGCGCTGCTCCTGTGCATTAATTCTGCGGATATCTGCCTGATCAAAGCCAACCATTTCTAAGAATGTATCTGTTTGACTAAAGTTTGGACGAACACTTGCAATTTTAACAGCCGCATCTGCTGTAACAGATACAGATGGCATTGCTGGATTTTTAAAATGTGGAACAATACTTTCTTCTTCATCTGTCAGCTTGTCTAGTTCTACTCCACGGACTATAGCTTGCGCCATTCTAGCAATAACCTTTAGGGCATCACTGTTAGTCGTATTTAATTGTTCAGCAAGTAAAACAAGAGTTTGAGATTGTGCAAGAATCGCATCACTAGATGTAGGATTAGCATCATTTACAACGCCTGTATCAGTGACTGTCAATCCAGTTGCAGCACTAAATTGTGTTGCCAGCATACGTAACATTTGAACGTGCGGTTCTAATGTTCCTTGTGAAAGTTGTCCAAATTCAGGAGTTTGGCCAGTGTCAGGATTAGTTGTTCCAGCAATGATTGAACCAACATATGTTTTGAACTTTTCATTTATCAATGCATCATATTGCTCATCTGTTATACCCAGTAAATATTTCTGCGGAGTAGTAGAAAATTCTAATGCAATTGATGCGTTGGCAACCGTTCTAACATATCCTTCAATCAATCGTCTGACTGGTTCTTTGATTCTTGATCTACCAAATGGTTTATCACTTGTCGCATTCCAAACCAGCGGCTCCATCAATGGCCTGCCCATTATATGTGGGAATTTTTCTGCCTTCCATTCATTAGAGTCTGAAATTTTAGTAAGCTCCCAAATATCAGTATCTGTATATAAATTTACATGTGAAGGTTTATACGTTTGGTCCTTGTTATCAATTTTTGTATCGATAATAGCAAGTCCACAATCAATTCTTCCCTTTTCTCCATTCCAGATTGCAGAAGCAGTCAATGGTGAGTGAAAGCGAATTTTGCAACCAATATCCTCATCTGCTGATAATGTAGCGAATGTACATCCATACTTGAGCTGGTCTTTACATGCCTTCATGTATTCGGATATCAAACGATTATCACTCATTATCTTCTGTAATAAGTCATTGTTTTTTCCATTGGAACTAATAAATCCGTCAAACATGGAACGTGCAGCTAACACATCAACTGTCTTTGCTCCCCATTCACATCCAATTTCAAGACTATTTAAACCATTTGGAAGTGCAATTCCCAAATTAACATCAGACAATCTAACATGGCCACCATAATATCGATTCTTCTTATCATTGCTACTTTTATGATTATCCCAAAGTTTAATTAATTTTCTTAGCTTTACCTCTTCAACAGCTGGCAGACCATATATTTTCCCAATTCCTAATGTGAAATTCATTTTCCCTCCTAACCAATTCGCATTTTGCGTTTTGGATCTCGTTTACTTGTTTTTGCTCCCCATAACGCTAACGCACATGCCTCAATAGGGATTGAATTACTACCACCAAAGCCATATCCTCCACCAATAGAACGCTTAGTAGAATTTATAGCACTATCATTTAAATCTTCCTGGTATCGATACCATGTAAGACTATTTTCGTTAACACTATCAATTAATAAAGTTGCTGCTGAAATCATATCCTTTGCATTTGGCCTGATTATTGACGACTTTAATCTCCACGTTTCAGAGATTCTATCAACCAATAAATCAACACCATTTCGGCCATCAATCACTACACAAGAAGCATCATGATATCGTTCATTTAACCAATCGCTCAGCCATCTTGTACTTTGTGAAGTGGACTTTCTTTCAATCTGCGATATTCTTGCAGGACCATTTTCCGGAATCACAGCACCGCATAAACAAACCTCGGTTCCATCAATAGAAAATTTAATTCCATATGCTGTTTTTCCTTCTGGCTTGCTTTCATCTGAAATGCACTTATTCCATGCATCTTTATCGATTGCATATTCTTCTTTATTTTCCAAAATAGGAGACCACCATCCTAATCGTTCACGTGCAAAAGTGTCCGGATCCATTTGCTCACATTCAGAAGCAATTGTGCTTTCCAAAATTCTTCTTCCAAGTGCAGGATTTGTTCTATACCATCTGCTTCTATCGTTAACATCTCCAATTTCCTTCTCAGAGAACTCAGACCAGGATGTGTTGTCGCTCTTTCCACTAATTGCTTTATCTCGAATCTTTCTAAAAACAGTGCCTTCGCAATGTTCATCCGGTGGAGTGCCGATATATATCGTTTGTGGATTTCTACTTGCTGCAAGTGCAGGAAGAAATGAAGCTTGTTGTTCTGTCGTCAGTTCCTGTGCTTCATCGAAAATTAAAAGGTCGCCATGAAGACCACGACCACCATTTCTTGTTCTAGCAACAAAAACAATCCTTCCACCATTTTTTAAAATAATCTGTTCTCTACCTAAAGCATTTCTAATCTCTCGTACATATTTGCTTAATTTCGGAGTTTCAAAGAGTCCTCGTAATTCCAAAAATGTCTCAGTTGCAGTTTTTTGTAAATGAGCAGTGTAGACTACCCATTCACCGAATAGAATCATACCAGCACCACTTCTCCCAGAAACATTTAGTGTTTTTCCGTTCTGTCTAGGCACAGACAATCCACATGTGGATGAAGCCCACAGTTCTTCTTCGTTACGCCCCATCCAATCTAGCATTGCATTCTCTTGCCACGGATCAGGGCGAAGCTTACCAATCTTTAAAATCTTAACAGCATCATCACCATCTGAGTATTCGTAATCTGGAACGATTCTAACGGACGGCTCCTGACTTCCCATCAGCTTCTCTCGTTGACAAGATTTCACTGATTTCATCATCACTATCAGTCATCCCTTCTATCTGTTCTATCTCGTTGATTGTTTCTCGATACTGTTTTGCAATTGGTCCTAAATCTTTAGGTGGTAATCCAGAATCAATCTGATCAGCAAGAACCAAAGCAAGTGCTTTAAGCATTTCTAACCGCGATTTTTTCTTTGTTATTCCTTTTAGTTTTGCCACCTAATTACCCCTTTCAAAATTTCCCTGTGTGTAAATCGGCGCTCACGGCCCTGAGTCGCCTCGCCTTACGGGAGGGGTACTCCCCCACCCATTGTGGAAAACTACCACTCACCATCTTTTATGGTTGGTTTCTTTTGTGCAAAATTCGTTGTATTTATGCCGATTTTGTCACTTTTTAGTTGATTACAAACGTAATGTGCAGCTTGTAGATTGTTCCAATCCTCTGCCGCTTCTCTTGCGCTGGTGTAACCGAACTGTTTCCACTTCGATACAGGCTTTATTTCATCAACTACAAACGATAATGGAAACATATAGTTGGACGGTTCGTCATAATGTATTGGCCCAAGTCTACCTTTGCATATTCCGCATTGGCATCCCATCGCTTTTAGTCGTGCTCTATTTTTACGTCTTAAATTACCGTTTGCATATCTAGGATTAGTTTTCATATCAAAGTTAGGGCAGTTATGAATAAAGGAGTCGAAATCAAATGAAAAGCTACTTAATACCCACGTTTTATAAAAAAAGAACAGACCTGCCCATGCATCTGTTCTTTTTCTACACTAGCATAGTATCACATTTGAAACGAACGTGAGCGAACACTAACGAACACTTTTATCTTTTTGATTGAAATATCTATAGAATTTCATTCTGCAACTATCCGAATCGGATGTCGAATAAATCTTTCTTGCTGTTTCTTTCCAGCTTAGACCGTTCATGAAGTGCCATCGAATAATGATTTGAATCTCAGGGTTATCAATTGTATTTACCCAATCTAGAATTCTTTTCATTTCTACAGCAATTTCATTCACTTTTTCTTGTAATTCTTCATTTAATTTCTCAATTTTATAAAATGCTCGTCTTGTTGGATCTCCTGGTATGTTCGACTTTGTTCCAATCTGTCCAATTGGTGGAGAAGATATTGGAAAATACATCTGTCTAATCTGTTCTTGAATTGCCTGTGCTTGCATTTGCAGATAACGATAGTTTTTTAGTTCTTCAATTGTAATCATGTTTTTCCCTTCTAGCTATCTTTTTTTCTACCCAACGCAAACGATCTTCTAAAACAAAGAGTTGATATGAATTGACTTCTGCATATTCATTTCTTTTATGCGCTGCCTTTACCCTTGCTATTTCTTTTTCTAAATCGTTTCTTTTTCGATATAGAATGGCTAGTTCGATTTCTTCCTTTTTAGTCATTGTCATCTACACCTGCGATTCTTGTTGCAACCATAATAAATACTCCAAAGAACACTCCACACGTGAAGGATAAAATAGCAATCATCATTATTCGTCCTCCGGCATAGAATAAATTTCATCATTAGACCAAAAATTATTTTCAATCAAATCATGCATAACTTCCTGTGCTTTTTCCTTTTTTAAATATGTTCCTAAAAGACAATCACCTTCATTAATTACAGCTCTTACATTAAACACTGTTCCGCTTCCTAGATTTCTTTCCTGTATATAGAGTTTTTCTAGTTCAGGTCTGTAATAGATTGTGTCTTTATTCTGTGTTTGAATTGAATACATTTTTCTCTCCTTTTTTCTTTTCTAAGTACGCAACAG